GTTTAAAAGGATAACCAATAATATGGTTTATTGCGAATGTAAGTTCAATAAAAGATGGTAAATATTCTGATATTAAAAAATTAATTTCCTTAGGAAGTTCATAAATATAATTATTTTTTAAATCAAATGTGTTTGCTTCATATTTACAGTAAAATATCAATACGCAATCTTCTTTGTTTAATTCCATATAAACCTTTCCATCTTTAGATTCGTTAAACCCAATTATTTTTTCAAAATGAGGTATTAGGTCTTCACTTTTGTCCAAATTATTTTGATTTTTAAACCTTTCATATCGTAAATGTAAACTCATAGTTATATTATACATTTATAAGTTTAAGTTTATTTGTTATATTTTATAAATTTATAAAATTATTTTATAATGTCTATACGGCACACCATTTATAGATACAATAAAATAAACGTCGTTATCTGATGCTTTATAAAAAGCATAATCCTTTGCTCCAAATAACTCATAACCGATACCATAATACTCAAAGTGTCCCGGTTCAGAGAACGTGACTCTTTCAAAAGTTATAGAAGTTTGATAGGTTAAATTTGGTATTCTATCATTTACAGACCAATAATGTTTTGATTTTTTACTCTCATCATGAATGAGAGATTCTAAAATATTGTAAAAATCTTTGGATACGTTAGACATAGTATATTGTTGTGAATGCTAATAATTATTTTATAATTAAATGATTTCATTTTTTTTATTTTGTTATTTTATAAAGGAAGGGAATCTATATTTGTAGTCTTAATAGTAGAAGCAGTTTCATTTGTTCCTATGTTATTGGTTTGTGATTCTGTTTGTTCTAAGGTACAGTTTCTCTCTACATCAGAATTTATAATCTCATTTTCAACAACATTTAATTCTTTAATGTCGTGTTTTTTTGCTGTTTTACGTTTGATATTTTGAATCTGTAAAGCATGCATAGCAATATAAGGTGAAATAGCAATATTATTCATGTATGTTCGATAACGAAAGCATGATATACTAGCATTTTTATTAAATTTAATAGAATACCACCAATATGCGGGTATAAATAATGTTTTACCTGGTAATAATGTAAATTCTAAAAACTTCATTTTATCAAAATCCGCAGTATATTTTGGTTGAGGTGTCCAAGGATTTAATGGTGACCTGAATTCGAAGTTTTCATAATCGTATTCTGGATACAAATATCTTGTATTTTGAGGACATGTCAGTTTAATTTGTGCGCTACCTTGTGTCAAAATGAAGAAATTGCGGTAATTAATTTCATACCTAAATGGTGTTGTGCATTCGTTGCTTCCAAATATTATATCATAATTACTATTTGAGACCATATATGGTCTTATAAAATCGTCATTATAACGCATACTCTTAATAACACCAGTTTCTTGTAAAAAATCGTGATTATTTTCTGTAAAATAAGATGATGTTTTATCTTCATCAAAGAGTTTTATAGCGGCGTGTAATGGTAAAGGCATATAAACTTCAGATTCAGGTTTATTATCTTTAACATTTCTGATTTTAACTTCAAAAGCGTGATAATTGTTTAAAACATAATCCTTATTAGTAGTTTCTATTATTTTATCATTGTCAAAATCAAAAAGAACAGGTTGTCTAATGTCTAAAATTTCTTCTAATTTTTCCTTGGATGCTTGGTCAACTTCATACATTTCAAGGTCGTCGCTTGTTTTCAAATGAAATTGAATATGTAAATATACAAATAGAACTAGACAAAAAATAAAAAATCCAATTATTATTTTCATTACAATCTTAAATAAAAATAATAATAATTTTTGTAAAGTAGAACGAAGGAGATATAATTATAAATTGTATTCACTATTCAATCTTTGGAGCAATATAAAAAATAACAGAACTATCATCTCCTAAATCATATTTGATTTTCATAGGACAATCAGCACTGATAAAAAATTGTATTTCATTTGACAATTTATTTGTTAAACACATTTTGTCTATGTATGACAGGCTATATTTTATGTCAAACGTTTCATTTTCTACTATACTATATTCTGTTAAATCCTCTATGGGGACTTTAACAAGCATTTCCCCGTTCATGCCGGTTGTGATTAAATTGATTTCTTCTTCTGAACAAGTAAAGTTAATATCGGTACCAAATAGCAACATCTGTGAAGTAATTTCACAAATTTTTTTTGCCGCTATAGAAAATTCCACATCATAATCAGTGTCTGGTATTTCCATAATTTCGCTGTCAAATTCTACTAGTGGAATCTTAAAATATTTATTGTATTCGCCTTTATTATTTGTTATGGAACTAGATGTCAAAAAATCGATATTTAGAATATCAGATTTTCCTTCAAAATAAAGAATTATACTCTGTGTTTCATGAACTTTACTAATAATAGTATGAAATGTATGCGAATCAACACAGATATTGTCGGTGTCGCTCTCGTCAAATTCATATATGCTGAACCAATTATCGCGAATTTTCACGTCAAACAAGCAAACGTGTGATTTATCCATTCCTTGAATGAAAACGTGGTCGTTTTTGAATATTATACTAATTATATTTGTACAATTTTTAAGCGTTTGGAACAACGCAATAAATAAATCCTTTTTAATTTTATCGTTTATGGAAAGTTTCATGGTTATATTAAATAATACATTTTATTATTTAATACATTTTTAAAGTAATGATATTTTGTGTTTTTATCTAGTATTTTTTATCTATTTAAATTGATGCGTTAGCCAATTCTTGTTTAATGGTTTGTTTCAAATCAATAGTAGCAACTGTGTTATTTAATTGGTCGTTTTCAACAAGTTCGCCATTAAATTGAGATTGACTCAAATCTAAGTCTTGATTGATTTCAGCTACACTTTCTTCTAATTCTTTGACAGAAGCACTAATTGCGACAATTTTTTGTTCATTTTCAGAAACAAAAGAATCATATTTTAGAGCGTGTTTTTCAAATTTCATGATGTGAGTAAGTAACAAATCTTTGACTTCCTTCAAATCATTCTCTAATTTCACAATTTGCGCGACATTAACACCATTCAACCCAGCACCTGATTTAGCGTTTTCTCTCTTTTCTAAAGAATCAAGTCTATTCACTATGCTAGTAATAACACTTTTATCAACTAATTGTGTATTTTCGGGAAGTTCAGCAGCGTGCCCGTTGATTCCACCTTCCGCTTGAACATCGAGCATAAATTGTTCGAGTCTTCCTAAACGTAAAGTAACAAGACCAATTGCGTCAGATACACTTAATTTAGTGATTTGAATGGGTCCGGAGTGTGCTTCAGGTTGATTTCTGGTTGCTGGTCCTTGTCCAGGTCCTTGTTGCATAACTCTTCCAGGCCCTTGTTGAGAAAAACTAGGATTTCCATTAATAGATTTGTTTGGTCTAGAAATTTGAGAAGCGCTTTGGTCACCAGATCTTCTATTTCTAGCAGCAGCAATTGATTTAGAACTACTCATTTTATTAATAATATACAATTTGTTTTTTAAATACTTACGCGTTGAAAATATATTATCCTAAATTTGTAAAATTAAAAACCTAAATGAAATTTTTATTTTTCGCTAATAAATTCAAAAATCATAGGAAATACCTTGCTTATAGCATTAGCACAAGCAATCGCAACTTCTCTATGTTCTTTTTGAGTTCCGTTTCCACTTCGCAATTCTATATAGTGTATCCATGAACGGAGTGTTCCATTCATATATAATCTTGATACAGTAGTTCCTTCTGGTAAAACAGCTCTAGCTTGCTCTTTAGCAATGCCATTTTCTAAAGCCCATTTATATGCTTGACTTGCGGCCAAATTAATTTTATCCTGTTTTTCTAACCACTCAATCTGTAATTCGGCGTTATCTGTTTCAATACTATTTTGTCTATTTTTGAAGTCCTGTAATCTAGCATCTTTGTTTTGAAACCCTAAATCAGCAACGGCATATCTTTGAGAAAATTCTTGAAATGAAAAGGACCTGTGTCTTAAAATTTGTCTAGCGATATCTCTAGTTGTTTCAATTTCAAGACAAATATTAGCCATTTCAAAAGGCGACCAATGATTATTTTTAATAAGATAACGCAGTAATTTTTCATTTGTTTCAATATTTTGCTGGTTACTAGGGTTCGAAACTTTTGCGCAATACGCAACAAGGTCTAAAATATTATCTTCCCCTATAAATTGTGTTTTTGAATAACTTATTAGTTGAACTTTCATTATAATTGAATTATACACCTGTTTCTTTAATAATTTTTTAATTATATTAATTTCTTTTTATACCCTATAAGAGAATATGGAAAGTTCAGATGATACAAAAAAAAATTTTTTTACGCACGTGTTTAGTATGGATGATGCTTCAAAGTCAGATTTATTAAATGTCATCCAATATGCTTTGCTTGCTATAATACCCGTAGTAGTTTTAAATAAATCTATGCAAAAATTTGTTCCTGAAGTTGATGAACAAAAAGGAAGTTTAGAGATTTTAGCAGAAATAGTGATTCAAGTGATTGCTATGTTTATTGGATTAATAATAATACATCGCATGATTACATTTGTTCCTACTTATAGTACTGTGAAATATCCAGAATATAGTGTCTTATTTATTGTTTTATCTGTTTTAATGATTACGATGAGTTTACAAACTAAATTGGGAGAGAAAGTAAGTGTTATTGTTGATAGAATTGGTGATTTGTGGAACGGAACTTCCTCCAATACAAAGAATGCGAAAGGTAAAAATGGTAAAAACGCAAATGTAAAGGTATCTCAGCCTATTTCAGGAAATGGTCAAGTGACAAATCAATCCGCCATGAATCAATCTATGTATTCTGATGGCACATCTATTAACAATTTGCCAATGAACACTGTTTCTAGTCAAAATGTTGGAACACAACAATTGCCTGATTACAACAACATGTATCGCCAAGATACGACACCTTTAGTTGGAGCAGCTACACCGAGTGGAAGTGGGCAAGAAGGTTTCTCTGAACCAATGGCAGCAAGCGAATTTGGCTCATATGGTGGCTTCAGTTCATGGTAATAAACGATTTTATTAAAATTGTATATGACGTAATATAAAATTGAAAAGTATTTTATATGTTAATTATAAAGTAACTTAATATATTAAATGAAACAATCAAATTCAAGTCGCATCACAGGTGGTCCATTACTTGTAACAAGAAACGACCATGGTAATATTATAACTGAACACGGTTGGACTAGTATAGAAATAATTAAAAAAACAATTATAAATGTGTGTTATGATAAGTTAATAAAATACAACGGAATTGTTACAAATAAAAATTATGTTTCTATATTTACATTTGACTTGGAAAATGAAATAACAGAAGGCGAACTACAATCATTAACTGAGAATTTATATAACGGTTTTAATTCAAGACATAAAGAAAATCTGTGTGATTATAATGCGTTTGATTTTTATTCTAGAGTGTATTTACAATTACTAAAATTAAGATTAAAACCAAATAAAAAACAAGAAACTGTTAAACGAGAACCTCTAAAGAAAGAAAATCAAAAAGAAGACAAACCAAAACTACAATTTGGAAATTTTATAAT